AAATTTTAAATTCGTTATTAAATGAAACCACACGTCCTGTTAAAAAGAAAGAAAAGAAAAATGACTTACCAACTATCTCTTTTTCTAAGTGATTCCCGTGAATTGACTCAAATATTCACGTATCGTGATGACGCATTCAATTATATTCGTCATTTATCCGAAGTGTTGAATAAAACTTCTTTACGGGTAAAAGCCGTCACCTTGAAAAGCTTAAGATCTTAGTATGGAAAGTAATGAGTTGAAGCAATTCCGTGAAACATTGGAATTTAATAAAACATTAATGGCAAAATGTTTAGGAGTTCCCTTGCAAACCTATATCCACTGGGAAAACGGAACCCGTAAAATGAACAGTTCCGCTAGAAAACTACTGGATATTATCTCCAAACTAGATAAAAAATCAATCAATAACCTTTTCTAAACATTGAAGGGTTCTTTTACTTATGTTTTAATGGGTTAGGTCGGTGGGACCGCATTTATCCCGACTCGTTAGGGTCGGGATATTCTGTTTTCTCGTAACCGTGGGCGACCCTACTTCGGTATCTACTTTCTAACCTCTTCTGTTTGATACTTATAATTTCTTCACGATGACTTTTAAACTGAGTCAAAATATTCGGGTTGATCGCCCATTGTGCTTTACCTCGTAAATCATCATAATTGGAGTCTAGTCGTTTTACCCAATTTGCTGCTTCAAGTAAACTCATGCCACATAGGATAATATGATTCCTATCTTGAGCATTCTTTCCCTCCAACGTACGCCGGGTAGCGTTGCGAAGATCTGCCAGCGTTAGCTTCTTCATGTCGGCATACTGAAGTACATAATTAGCCAACCAAATATCAAAACTGTCATTGGTTCCAATCTCGTGAAAAGTGTATCGCAATGACGGGATAATGTAGGTTCGCACAAAACAGATAACTCGTTTCACTAGTTCCACATTAATCACGGTGCTATATGGGTCTTCCATTAAATGAAACATGAGAATAATCCTGCCCGTGGTTCCTTCTATTTTTCCGAACGATGTCATAAATACATCGGAGCTTTGGAGTAGTCTTTCTTCGCGCTTCGTGTGTTCGTACCATTGCTGGAATCTCCTAAACTCGGTAAAGGCGTCTTGGGATAACCTGTATGTTTGGACCGGTAACGAATATATGGTACGTAGTAGTTTCTCCCATTCGTATGAGTGTGAAAGAAATTCCGGAACTGGTTCTCCTAATTTAGTTTCCCCGGATCTCAAAACTGCCGGTAAAAACCGTTGAGCAAGTCCGTCGCCCGCCATTCCTACGATATTTTGACGAAGAACTGTCGGTTGTATGTTCCCGTAAATACTGACGGCCAAATTGTCACAACGTATCGACCCTGTACCCACACGATCCATTTCATAAGGTTCACCCTCATAACTGACAACCCAACAAGATCGATCCTCTCCACTGTTTTTATCCGTTATTTTACGAATCCATGAATTCATCTCATCTAGATAACAAAGGAGTCCGCGTGGTCGGTCTGCTGATGAACGGATTAGTTTTTGACTCGTGATATCAGAAATCGTGATTCTCAAAGGAACAGGTTGAGGAGGAAGATCCGGCACTTCTGGTATTTCATCGGCACCGAAGAGGGCTTCTGGAGATGAAGCGTGTTCAAGAAAAAGCTTTTTGGCTGAGGAGTGAGCGGCCTCTTGAGATTCCCATTCAAGTAGATCTTTTTTAAATCGTGGTCGATCCTCAGCCTCAAGACTTCGTAGAACCTGGAGCATTGGTCTTGATCCTGGGGACTTTTTGTCAGCTGGTTCCCCGACAGTCATCATCCATAGTATGGGTGGAACCTGGAACCCCGGCATAAGTTCCAATCGTATCCGCGAATCCACTACCGCACATGCAGCAGAAATTCCAGCCCATAAAGGTACCAAAACATCACACCCTACGCTGGTGGAAACTTCTTGTGCCCGTCTTTGTAGAATAGGAGGGAAAACTGTGATATCGGGATTAGGGGGTTGAGGACGAAGTCCGTGTAGGAGGAGCTCAGCCTCCATGACAGGACCGTTAGTATTGAACAAATAGTCTAGGTTCTCCTCAGGTGCAGAATACCCATAATCCATTGCAATTTTAAACAAGGTTCCTGCCGTAACAAGATTATCTTTATTAATCTTAAAACTGTTCCATTGAGTACGTAATTCACGATATCCCGGGTATTTGTCTTTGCTCAATTGTGACCATTCGTCCCAGGCCTTGAAGTATGTGTCCCCCTCATCGGACATAGATCCTATCCAATGTAACGACATCCCCACATGAACCCATTCATCTCGTGAGCAATCTGAGGGGATTTTAATTAGAGCTTTTACCACTTCAGACGTATCGGGGATATCTACACTTGGGAGAGTGTCTAAAGTTACAACCAGATCATTCCATATTTTCAAAAGATAATCGGGAATAACAGGTAAGTTCATCCACGAACCACGACCTCTCCATTCGTAAGGTTTACCCGTTATGGGGTGGATACTGGGGGGAATAACATCCTGAACGGTGAGGCCCTCTTGGGTAGCACATCTAAACTCCACCACTGTTTTTTTACGTTGAAGAATTTTTTTGGTTATCTGTGTAATGCCACCAGGCATCTTAAAAAGTAATTTGGTTCTATTTTTAACACCCGAGTGGATAATTACGGTATCTTCAGACTCACAAAGAGTTAAAAGATTTATCCCGTGAGATTTGAAAAACTCAAATGCCATTTCCCAATCGTCTACGTCTAAGGCCATAGTTCCAGAATACGCGTGTGCAAGACCAACCCCGTAACCTGGAGGCAAATCCTGAGCAGATTTTAAAACAGACTCACGATGATTCCATTTTTTAGAATTTGGACCATTTGGTCCTTTTGAACCCGGGGGAATTGGAACTAGACAGAATCCGTTATCAATGTATGTTTGACAATTGTTTAGCATAGTGAGATAATGTATCTCATAAGTGCATTCAGCGCAAGTCGTAATGTCAGAAAGGAGTTTAACATTAAATCTAATCAACCGTTAAAAGATACTCAGGTATGCACACGGATTTCTTCTGAAATTAGAGACAAGTTTTACGAAAAAGCTTTAGTTTTTGGAAACCCTTCAGAAGTTTTACGTGATATCATTGAAGCTTTTATCGATGATCGCTATACAATTATTCCCGACCCGAAAGGTAAATCTATCTATGCTAGAAGATAAAATTCAAAAATTAACTGAGAGTGTCCAATCATTAGAAAAAGTGATATCCGCATTTATGGCAGGTCATTTAAAGGCCACTATTTCAGAAAAAGCAAAAGATCCGTCAAAGGGTATTCCTATTATTGATACCACTCTTATCAAAAATCCTATTCTTGAAAACAAGGTTGTTGAAAATAAGATCGTTCCTAGTGAACCAAAAGCAGAAACACTAACCGCACCTTTTGAAATGCCTTCTTTCATGAAGGAGGAATCACCTGAAGTTCTTGATACACCACCTCATGTTCCGTTGAATGATCTTGGTGATGTACTCGCATACACTCAATCCGTATACGGTGAACTAGGGCCAGTAGATGGATCCGGAATTCAGAAAATCCTAAAAGACGATTTCGGATGTACTCACATGAGTGAACTTCCCAAAGAGAAATTTATTCAATATTATTTTAAAATTGAAAAACTCAAAAAGGACAAAAACAAATGAGTCACGCTAGACTAAGTCCTAGTAAGGCCCATAGGTGGATGAAGTGTCCCGGTTCTATTCGAGAGGAAGAGACTATCCCTTCTACAACTTCATCGTATGCTGTAGACGGCACCCATTCCCACGCTCTCCTAGATTCTTGTTTGCGTTTTGGAGTGTCTCCTGAGGATATGGTAGGGAAAACAATCTCTTCCCATGAAGGAGCATTTCAGGTAGATGAGGATAGAGCATCCAGAGTTCGTTTGGCATATGAATATGTCAAAGAGGTATCCACTCCTTCCACTATTCTAAAACTCGAATCTAAGGTTAATCCTGAACGACTCGTAGGTAGATCCGATATGTATGGGACAGTGGATGTTCAACTCATTGACAACGAAACCTTGGAGATTATTGATTATAAAGATGGAATTGGTAGAGTAGATCCTTTCGAAAATCCTCAAATGATCATTTATGCGTTGGGGGTGTTGAGTGAAATGGAAGGGTATGAACCGAATTATGTGAAAATGACAATCATTCAGCCCAAATTAGCCACATTTGGAGAAAATGTTGTCAACAGTATCATAATTTCACTCAATAAACTAAAAAGTTACATTCCGGTTCTTAAGGACTGTGCGGATGCAACTGACACTGCGGATGCCCCTCTTATAGCTGGGGAGAAGCAGTGTCATTTTTGCCCAGTTAAGGGCAACTGTTCTTCTTTGATTTCAAAGTCGCTTGGTGACATCGGAATTAAATTTGACAACCTAGAGACTGTACAGGAAATCTCCAATAAGGATACCAATTCTATAAGTGAAGACGAGTTGCGAGAACTTCTGGAAGCGATCCCATTGCTTAAACAACTGATTGTTTCAACCGAAGAAGAAGCCCTGAAACGTTTAAAGCTCGGGAAAGAAATTCCAGGGTTCAAGTTAGTTCGTGGGAATGGATCTAGACGCTGGAGCTTACCCGAAGAAGAAATTGCGGAAAAGCTTACTAAAATGGGGATTCCCAAGTCTGAAGTATTAGTCACCAAGGTGGTATCACCCGCCCAAGCTGAGAAATTAAGATGGACTAAAAAAGATGGAACTGTTAAAAGATTAACACCTCGTCAGTTAACCACACTGGCTCAGGAATACATCATAAAAACGGAAGGATCTTTGACTATTGCGAATGAATTAGACCCCAGAAAATCTGTAAAATTAGAACCCAATGAAAACGAGTTAAATCAATTATTTGAACCTGTGAATGAGGAGTAGTAAAATGATAAAATTAAATAATGTGAGATTGTCTTTCCCCCACTTAATTGAGCCACGGGTAACTGTTAATGAGTCCACTGGTAAGGAAAGTTCATCCTACGGTTGTCAGATTTTAGTTGAACCTGATAATGCCGATTTTAAAAAACTTATGGATAATGTTCATTCCATCGCGTTGGAAACATGGAAAGACAAAACGGGCACCATTCTTCAAATGATCAATGAGGACAAACTGAAGCGATTTTTTGGAAAAGGTGAAACGAAGATTAAAAAAGAAACTTTGGAACCCTACGAGGGATATGCCGGCATGATGTATATATCATGCAATCGTAAAAAAAGACCTCAGGTTTATAAAACAAATGGTACTGTGGTGGATTCGTTAAATGACGCACTGTATTTAGAAGAAACCCGTAAGATGTATCCCGGATGCCGTGTTAATGTAGTTCTTCGACCATGGGTTCAAGATAATAAATTTGGTCGTGCATTGCGTTGCGAGTTATTGGCAGTTCAATTCAATAAACATGATTCCGCATTTGGAGACGGCGAGAAAGACACTTCTTCTTTATTCAGCGCTTCTGATTCCGAGGAAGTTGTTGATTTTTCAAGTGACGTGTCCTTACCTTCATTTATGTTAGGCTAAAGTGAACAAAGATTTTGTTTACGACATAGAGACATTTCCCAATGTCTTCACCATCACATTCGAGTGTTGCGATTCGCCATTCACGTTCTATTTTGAGATGAGTGAATGGCGAAATGACGGTGACAAGCTAATAGAGTTTCTCAAATACCTACGCAACTCTAAAAGTCGAATGGTGGGTTTTAACAACCTCCACTTTGATTACCCTATTTTACATACTATTATTTTAACCAACGGTAAGATTTCTCCTGACACTATCTATAGAAAGTGCGAAGCTATTATCGAAGCAGGCAATGAAGAAACACGTTCGTTTACACATTTGATTTCACCTAAGGATTATTTTGTGGATCAACTGGACTTATTTAAAATCCATCATTTTGACAACAAAGCCCGCTCTACTAGTCTCAAATCACTCGAGTTTAATATGAGAGCCTCTTCAATTCAGAGTCTACCATTCAAAGTGGGTAAATTTTTAACCAGAGAAGAGGTTACAGTTCTGAAAGAGTACAATGCTTATGATGTATTCCAAACTAAAAAATTCTACCATGAATCTTTAGATATGATCCGATTTAGAGAAGAGTTGTCTATCAAACATAAAAGAAACTTTATGAACCATAATGATACTAAGATTGGAAAAGATTTCTTTATTTCCGAGTTGGAGAAATCTAATATTACGTGTTACACGGTTCAAGGTAATAAGAGGGTTCCACGTGGAACTAAACGTCCACATCTTTATCTCAAAGATGCCATATTACCTAAAGCTATTCCACTTCGCCCTGAGTTTAAAGAGGCTGTTGATTTTCTCGTGAGTCAGGATATTGCGTCTACTAAAGGAGTATTCAAAGATCTTTCGGTAACCATTAATGATTTCAAGTTTGTTCTAGGTGTAGGTGGTGTTCACGGTTCCGTAAAATTCAAAAGAATATCCGAAGATGTAGAATTCGAGATCATTGATTTAGATGTATCGTCCTATTACCCAAATTTGGCTATCAAGAACAAGTTTTTCCCTGAGCATCTTACGTCTCGATTCTGTGAAATCTATGAGGATCTTTATAATCAACGCACCAAATATAAGAAAAATTCAGCAGAAAATAAGATGCTGAAACTTGCACTAAATGGGTCTTACGGGGATAGCAATAATAAATACAGTCCTTTATATGATCCCCTGTTCACCATGAAAATAACTTTGAATGGTCAATTGTTCCTATGTCGATTGGCGGAACAATTATTCCAAATTCCAGATTTAACTCTCCTTCAGATAAATACCGACGGTTTGACTGTAAAAGTTAGAAGAAGTGACCGAAGTAAATTAGAACAAGTTGCATCATGGTGGGAAAATCTAACCGGATTAAACCTAGAGTGGAATTATTACAAACGTATGTTTATTCGGGACGTTAATAATTATTTAGCTGAATACCTGAATGGGGAAATCAAAGCTAAAGGGGCATATGATCATGAATTAGAGTGGCACCAAAATCACTCTAACTTGGTAGTGCCTAAAATCGCCCAACAGGTTCTTCTATATGATAAACCTATAAGGGACACATTGAGATCATGGAAAGACCCTTTGGATTTTATGGCCCGTGCGAAAGTACCTCGGTCTAGTAAGTTAGTTTATGAAGGGTATACGGTTACTCAATTACCTAATATTACCCGTTATTACGTTTCTCAAGAAGGAGGGTATTTGTATAAATGGATGCCTCCTTTAGAGGAATTTAAACAATGGCGAAAAATGGCTATTTGCTCAGGATGGAAGGTCCTCCCTTGCAATGAGTTAACAGAAAACGAAATTTATGATTTCGATTATGAATATTATGCTCAGGAGATAGAAAAGTTATGCCTACCTCTCATTTAATACGAAAAGATCCTTTAGAGAAAGACGTTGAGAAACGAATATGCGACCGAGCCAAAAGTAAGGGGTATCTTGCTTATAAGTTTACCAGTCCGGCCCGTCGAAGTGTTCCAGATCGAATGTTTATCAATCGTCACGGTTTTATATTCTTCATGGAGCTAAAAAGACTCGGGGAAAAACCTACTCCTTCTCAACTTCGAGAACATGCAACGTTAAGGAATAATGGCGCTTTGGTCTTTGTAGTTGATAATAAAGAACAAGGTTACCAAATTATTGATCAATTTTGTAATCATTACCCCGCTCGATGAAAACCTTATATCCTTACCAGAAAAAAGCCGTTAACTTCCAATGTACTCATCCAGAATCGATGTTATGGCTAGACATGGGATTGGGTAAGACCGTAGTCACCCTCACCTCGATTAACCATCTTCTTGGGACTGGACATTTACGAGGTTGTTTAATTGTAGCCCCGATCAAAGTCATTCGACTTGTGTGGAAACAGGAAGCCTTGAAATGGGGTCATACTAAAGATCTTAAGTTTGTATCCCTTTTAGGAAATCGCGATCAGCGTACCCGTGCATTACTAAGACCTGGGCAAATATTTCTTATCAATTATGAAAATATTAAATGGTTAGCTGAGACCCTTCACCAATATTTCATCAAAAAAGGAAAACCTATCCCTTTCAATGGAGTGGTGTGGGATGAAGTATCCAAAATGAAAAATTCCGGTACGAAGCGAGTTCGATCCATTAAATACATCCTGGACCATTTCGAGTGGAGCACAGGACTAACCGGAACACCTGCTTCAAACGGTTATAAGGACCTCCATGGTCAGTTTTTAGTAGTAGATAAAGGTAAGAGGCTAGGAACGTCTAAAACGGCCTTTGAGACACGCTTTTATCACACTGTGCAAGGCACGTTTAAAAAAATTCCTTTTCCTGATACCGAAGAGAAAGTCAAAAATCTAATAGGGGACATTACACTTGAGATGTCAGCGCAAGACTATAACCCATTACCTGATATTTTAATTAACCCTGTGCGGATTGAACTCCCTTCGGATCTTCGGTCCAAATATGACAGCCTCGAAAAGCAATTTTTCTTCGAACTCGACAATGGGAAAGAAATTGAAGTGTTTAATAAAAGCGCTCTTGGAAACAAGTGCCTTCAGTTCTCAAATGGTGCAGTATATCCAATGCCTGGTAATGTTGAGTACGAAGAAGTACACAAGCTCAAACTAGACGCACTTGAGGACATCATAGATGAAGCTAATGGGAATCCGGTTTTGTGTTCTTATATGTACCGGTCCGATGCTGATAGGATCATGAAAAGATTCAAAAGTTTGTCCCCTATTAACCTTACGGAATGTAAAACCCAAACGGCTTTAGATAATGCCATGACGCGATGGAAGAAAGGCGATTGTCGTTTAATGATTGGTCATCCGGCCTCAATGGGCCACGGGATAGATGGTCTTCAAGATCATGGGCACATTTTAGTGTGGTTCGGATTGACGTGGTCCCTTGATCTATATAGCCAATTTAACGCAAGGATTCGAAGGCAGGGTCAAGGCATCCCCGTGATTTGCCATCATATTATTACAGTGGATACCATAGACGAGGTGCAGTTAGCACGTCTAAATGAGAAAAGTGAAACTGAATCATCACTTAGACGTGTTATCAAAGAGTACCGACAAAGACGAGGTGTTTAAATCTTATCTTTCTTTTCGTATATGGACCACACAACACCAGCAAGTGCACTTGTTCCGCCCATAATCGCATCAGCTGATTGACCGTCTATTCCGTATTTAACAATCAATCCTCCAGCTAATGCTGTCAATACGTGCCGAATCACTAAAGCAAAAATCTTATCCATTTCTTACACTCCTTCTAATAATTTACACATTCTTCGAACCCACCCCTTACTAAATACCCCCCAGTTAGATAATCCAACCATAAAACGCAATCTTTGACAAATCAAACTTTTGATTAATTGTTCAGTATCGAAAGTTTTTGCCGCCGATAGAGTAACTGGTCCAAGAATTCCATCACTTTTGACACCCAGTGCTCGCTGTAACCATAATATACATTGATAACACCCTGAATTTACGGCACCATCAAATACAATATATTGTATTTTTTCAGGTAATTGGTCGATTTTTAAATAATCCCAGAAATCACTTTTGTAGATTTTTTTAGCATTATGTATTGGAAAATCTTTCATTTGTCCTTTATATCCATGACTTCGGGCTAAAGATTCTGTTATACCATATCGGGTTTTACCTCCTGTATCAGCAGGATTATCGACATACCCTCCTTCAACAAATATAAGGATTTCAAACGCTCTATCAAAATTCATAACATTCTCAACTTTCCCATTAATAGTCCCATTCCCATGACAGCAGACCATTTTAATACCTCATATGCCCATGTTGTGGCAATAGTCGTAACCTTTTGGTTTTGCTCTAGAGGGGTCACCCTTGAATCAAATTTCAAATGTAATGATTTAATTTCATCTCTAAGGTGTTTAACAGAATCGTCAATATTTTTCACTAGTTGGAAGAGGGCTTCAGATTCAGTCATCGCTTCCCTATAAGCTTAGATCGTCTATCTCGCTCTTCAGTGTTAGTGAAATTGACATATGCTCCAGTTAAAGGGTTTTCGATAACGTTGGTTCCCTTTTTCAAGAACGACCCTATTTTATCAGTAGAAGCTTTTCTCTTGAGAGCGGAGTCAATCGCTTTCGCTGCAAGTTCGGGAGTCAACATTTCTTGAGCAATCTCCATAGCTGCCTTTTCAGTAATTTTACCAGCCAACTTTCTATATATGAAATTAGCTACGCTTATCGGAACACTCAGCATACTGGGAGTGTCAAGTTTAATATTCGAGTTTAACACGTTTTTAGATGATTTAGAAGAAAGATAATCCGACAAAGCTCCTCTTTCCAAATCCTTCCGTACACCTTCAACCACGTTAAGTTGCTCAGGGGTCAAAATCTCACTTAAATTCTGATAACGAGCTGCCCCCTTGGTGGCAGATTTTACAGTTTTAGGTGCATCATCTACAGCTTTTACGAATCCGCTGGCCCGCAATTTACTGGTTTCTTCTCCCATAATGGGAGTAACCTTTTTCCCCAATTCTTGAAGAATCTGAGCTTGGTTTATGGGTTTACTTTGTTCGGAAAAAGTCTCACGTGCCTTTTTATACTCGGGTAAATTCTTTTCTGTCCAATTCAAAAACTCTTTACGGGTGTCTCCTATAGCCTTGGCCTCTTGCGCACCGATTCCAAACTGTTCAGGATTCGTCAGCATGTCATCCAACGATGTCTTAATATGATGTAGTCCAGATCCAAATATTTCCGTTGGGGCTTGAGTAGATTGTGAAAAGAAGATTCCGTTTTCATCTACAAGAGGACTACCGGCAGAAGATTTCCCTTTTACGAAAACTTTACTGCGTTTCTCAGCTGCTAACTCTTCCGCTCGAGCTAAAGCTTTCTGCATTGACGGTCGTCTAAATAGCCCCTCTAGGTCTTTATCTACTTTCACCACTTTACTGGTTGCCTCAGGATAAAGTTGAGCAGCAGTCGCAGAACGAATATCTTGGAATTTCTGAATATCTCCAGGAGTACCTCCTACTTTCTCAATCGCTTGAATATTGGCTTGTTTTTGAGCTAATTCTCTTTGAGCGTACTCAGTAGGTAATACTTTGGCTGCTTCTTTACCAAGTCCTTGGAATCCTATAACACCTGTGTCGGCAGCCGCTTGAGCTGCTGTAGGCATGCTTCCCGGAGTATATGCCGGAGAATTTCGAAGTGAAGACACAACTTCTGAACCTCTTCCTTCAACAGCATCTAAATAAGCACCGGTTTTCGGAGAAAGTAGTTTATTTGCTACGAAATTTGCAGGTGTACCTGCACTTTTTAAAATTGCCCCGGGTACTTTAGCAGCATAAGTCAAAGGATTTATCTTTGCTCCCAAGGCTGCCACTTTCGGCAACCCTGCTGCTTCTCCTACACCCGATAAGGCAGAAGCAAAATCAACGAGTACACCGACAGGATCTTCAGCCACAGTTCTTTTGACGTTAGACCATCCACCGTAACGATCTTTAAAAAAGTGTCCCACCTGTGTTGCTTTCTCTTTTGCCTCAGGAGCATCTGATACGAACTGGGAAACCTCATCAGGTAAAATATTTAATCCTGCCCCTACTAAAATTTGAGATATGTCTTTTATAGACTTTTTGGGGTGACGAATAAGATTGTATACACCACTTGCTAAATTTTCGACATTTGTGATTGCGCTAGGGATAGCATTCTTTACCGCGCCTACAGCGGTTTCCCCTAAAGTATATTCTTTTTTAGGAGCGACTGTTTTTACAGAAGATTCATTTTGACCTTGAAACTCATCCCAAGGTCCTGATTCTTGAGTTTTAAACTCATCCCAAGGTCCAACCATTACACTTTCCGCCATCTTTTCTTATCAGCGGGGTTACCGCCTAGAAACTTATAACCTCCCCTCACTTCCCCTGTTTTAGGGACAGCTCGTGGGGCAGACTGAGAAGATGGGACAGAAGGTAAGTTTATTTTACCCACACCGGTTCCCTGTAATGCTTCAGCGGGTAAACTATTTGATCTGTCATTCCATTTGTTTACACTAAGGACAGAAGCATTTATAGCTTTTTGTGCCAACCTGCGTATGGATTGTGCATCGTACACTATATCACCGGCAGCTGCCTTCTCTACGAACTTTCTATCACCTTCCGTAAATCCTTGTCCGGTTCCTAGACCTGCCGTCCTAACCGCTTGTAATGTACTTTGAGCTAATGAGGACATCAATTGCTCGGTATTAGCTATTCGTTCTGTGTCATTCACCCCGGCAACCTTTAATGCTTTGGATAGTCCCAGGATAGCGTTTGCGCCAGTACCAGTTATGACATTCCCGGTGTTTAGCAAGTCAACTATTTGATTGGCATTTCTTATAGTCTCAGGAGCTTTATTTGCATTCTGATATAAAGTTAAATCTTCTTCTGCAATACCTTCACCAAACTTTTTACCATATGCTCCTTGTGTCTGATTAGTCACATTTATAGTAGTTTTTGGGGCGTTTGGACTTCGTGTCACTGCTGCCATAGAGCCTGGAACAACAGTGGCTGTACCATCTCCATATTTTGGAGCCCTGAGGACACGAGTGGAACCACCGAGATTTTGATCTACATAGTGATTCTCTAATGCTTTTTCTACGCCTAGTTTAGATTGATTAAGGAGGCTAGTGAACCCTTGGGGTGTAGATAAAGCCATGTCGATTTCAGCTCGTTTTTGATCTTTATTGATCCCACGTTCTTTAAAATACTGTCCAAGGATAGGATCTGTGTGGTTGCGCTCATGCCATGCCACGTATTGTTCAGGAGTTTGAACCGTGGCTAATTCTTCACGAGATCTTTTTAAAGCCGCATCGACTACTTCACCTGAGGTCTTTTGACGAGTGAGATCCGAAGTTTGCTGGTCCGATTTATTCTTAATAAAAACGGCACCAGATTTTCCAAAATTATTCATAATTTCTTGTTGGACTTTAGGGTCATTTACATCTACATTTCCGAGGAGATAACTTTTCAATCCCCGTGACTCATCTAATGCAAGTTGCGCCTCATCTCCTTGTAATTTAGCATTTCTGACCTGTAATGCTGTAGCATATTGAGTAACAGGGTTAGGGAGCTCTAAGGTTTTAATAGATAAAGGAATATTGGGATCGATTGGCATTTTATTTATCCTCCGATTCTACTCAATAGATCTTTATTTTGCATATAACTTAAATAGCTACCTATTCCGCCGGTGAGAGCATTGGCGGATCCTACATACCCTGACGCGCGGGCATTCGCTCCAGTTTGATAAGCTTCCCCTGCATTTTGGGCATATTGACTTCCTGCTGAACCTAAAGTAGTAGCAGCCGTTTGACCTTGTCCAATTAGACTTTGTAAGGGGTTAAGTTGATTAGCACGGTTAACTTGATACCGATCGAATGCTTTTTGATATTCTTGAGACGCATTGTCTTGACCATATCTTTGAATACCTTTGAGAACTGACCCAGAAAGTAAACCACCTCGAGCGGCGGCACTATTCTCCAATCCTTTTATACCTTCAGAAAGACGAAATTGATACCCTGGATCAGTTTGGAAATCTTTCATGGAGAAATCACCAGTATACTTACCAAAGTCTGTTTGTCCAGTATTAGGAGATAACCCTAAAAGGGTTATTAAGCGATCTTTGGATGCTAATCCTGCCTGTCTAAAAGGGTCTTGAAGTTCTGTTTGACGTTCAAATTGTTCTTTCTGAAGATTGGCAGATCTTTCAGCAACATTTTCTTGCTCGGCAGCTGCTTTATTACTATTGATTATGCCGACTCCCGTAGCAACAGCTAATCCTATAAATGTCATGATTCTAGTACCCCGACCCGCAATTTATTTCCCACGCCGAAAGGGGACCCTGGATCATCTTCTACAAGTTCCAATTCTGCGTCTTCTACCGTTAATGCATTTGTTCTATGGATCGTAACGCCAATAGAATCCACCACAGCGAACGTAGCTCGTTTTGTACCAGGTTTACTAATTACAATATCTCCTGCATTAAGTACGACCGGGTTTTCTCCAGTTTCAGCATTGAGAACAATTATTTTACCCTTTGCACACATGAACAGATGTTCTTTCTTATGAACTTTCCCTAAAATTGCGGTTCCTTCAGGTCGAAACACACGTCTACAATACACACCTTCTATAAAAAAATGTTCCGTTGGTAATTCGAGTTGTTCATGACTAGATAATAGAGATTCCAATTCTTCCATGCGATTAAGCGATTCCTGAGATAAGACTTTCTCTTTCATCATTGAGTAACTTTTCTACCTGACACTCGGATATTAATAGATGATGCCGCACTTGCCACGGTGGAAATGAAATCACCGGGACTTAAATACTGACCTACTATTTCCGGGAAAGTATAAGTTTCAGCTGGTTGTAAGGCTTTAGTTTTTACAATTAAGTTTGAAGTTCCAGCACTTCCCGAGAATGTCACTAAATTCACACTAATAGTCACAACTCCTCCACTAAAATTAGTGGCTGTCATTTTATCAATGATTGTAGTTACATTGGTTGAAGTATATTGAGTAGTTTGTGAGTCTTCTGCAATTTTTGCAGGTACGAGGACATTAACCGTGATTGCCATTTTTAAATCCTTAAGCTGCTAAAGTTGTAGAGACTTTCCATACAGTATCAGATCCACTGTAGCCAGTACAGACCCATTCTAAAGGATTTCCTGCAGAAGGTGTCTTTAATCTGTAAACATCCCCTTTTAGTCCAGGAGTGCTGGTGGTGGGGGCACTCGTACCAAGTATTAATCTATATCCTCTAAATACATTGGTCGTAAATCCAAAAGCACTTGCAATCACATTTACAGACTCATCCAGGGTACAGTTTTTATGCAGAATTATGCCAGTAGTCACAACACTAGTTACAATGTTGACCCATTTATCCGCGTCCCCTCCTACGGTCATGTTATCGATTGTCAAATTATACCCGCTGGAATCTGACGAGTCTTGGACAACAGGAGTAATTGCATCAATCGAGGTATTTTGGATTAATGTGGTTCCTCCTTTATTGTACACACCTATTTTAAACGTATCATGAATTCTACAGTTAATAACTGAGACAGAATTGCTTAACGAATATGCATTATTTAAACTATAGATTGCTGCGGATTCATCTGTCACTTGAACCGAACTGTCTAAATAAAAATCACAATTAGTAAATATTAAAAAAGACGGACTACCATTTGTGTAATATACATCAATTCCAAAACGTTGAATTCCTATTGAACCCGTTACTCTTTTGAAGACAATTGCACAATTTTCAAACTCTATCTTTCCAGGACTTACGAGTCTATTTGAAAAACTGTCAGCATTACCAAAAACTAAATATGAGTTACTGATTTTTAATCTACTACCGTCGCCACCATTGCTTATAGTAATCGGTCCGTTTATTGTAGTGACATTATCCAATTGAGCTATTATTGTTTCCGATCCTAAATCGAATCCATTTTCACAAAATACATTTGACATTTGTATATTTACAGAGAGGTTATTTAAATAACCAGCCCCGTCTATTTCTGCATCTATTCTGGATAAATTTGTTACACCTCTTGCGTCAATGTTTACCAGTTGAACGTATGAGTTTCCGCCTGTCACCACAACACTTCCCCTTCGACACTCTCGGAAAAAACAATTGGACACTTGAATATCCACATTTGTATAAATACTAATTGCATCAGCTATGCAAGATTCAAATATGCAATTAGATACTTGAGCCCTTAGTCTTCCAGGGTTATCATTAGATGCCGCTAAGAATATTAAATGTGCCTGTTCCAAATCTCCAGAAGGTTGATTGGCAACATTTCCATTAAAATACAGATTCGACCAGGAGACCAATGGGCTGTCTTGTGCAAAGTCTTCCACATCATTAACAGTGAACATTCGTGAAAATTTTTCAGCCGTGGGGGGTTTAAATAATTGTGAAGAGCTTCCTGCACCATGGAAGGAAATATTGGAGTAATAATAAACAGAGGTGATTTTATATACACCAGGTGGAAAATATATACCGCCTCCCCCATTTGCGCGGACAGTGTTTATGCAATTTTGCACAAATGAGGTGTCGTCTGTAGTTCCGTCCCCTGTTGCCCCAAAATCTTTTACACTGACCCATTCTTGTAACTTTTGGTGTACTGTTCGTGCAACTGCATTTGTGAGTACCCCTGTTTGATTTGATTGTTTGAATCCAACAAGTGCGTCACCTAACACTACATTTGACGTGTTGCTCAATTGAGTTAAAATGTTTGATGGGTCGTTTGACCCTACTATATTATCGTAAGTACCAATCACGCTTCCTGTGGAATTACTGAGTACAATTTTATAACTGACTCCCTGAATCAACCAAACTTCATTAGATAATCTTCCCGACGGGAGTAAGAAAATAGGATTAGGATTAGCGATATCTCCGGTAGAAGTGGTATACGTTGTGGCAGGAGTAGTGGTCCCGGCTAGATAAAATTGAAGAGTTCCTCCACTTAAAGGTAATCCCGCGTTAGTGAAAAACTGCCAACCTGCTCCAGCCAGTAAAGATAAGTTAACAATTTCTGACATCGGGTCATCCTATAAGGTAGAGATTATGAAACACAAAAGTTCATCATATCTTATACCCAATTTTGTGTTTTGAAAACCATTCAAATCGGTATAAACATCCCGACAGAAAATACCATAGTCGTCAGCATTGAGACCTTCTTCTTTAAAAACTCGTTCTACATCTTGCGCAATGATGCCGAAGTGTACCCTAGCTTTATCTTTTTTTACCTTATGGGCAGATTTAAAAACAAACGATTTTATTTTCTTTTTAAGTCGTCTAGCTACGGTTTTTTCCACAATATTGAGAGGACGAATATTCATTTTTTCCGATTCATCGGAAGTATTAATAGTACCGGTGCCTGCATACAGAACACTCCACCGTAAAGAAGCACTCCCAAAGTTTTGAGTATTATCCGTAGTGGGAGCAAAGTTACCACTTCCGTCAAATGTCAAGAATTGTAAATATGCCGGATTACTCCAGGTGGGAGGGTTTGTACCTTGACTTGTTAGAATTTGACCTGCTGTTCCAGCTTGGGTGATTCCTATTGAAGATCCAGTTCCATATAATATCCCCCCAAGAGTTGAAATCCCCCCTTCTAAATTAAAAAAAGACATTGTTCCGAATTGAGTAGGAGAAGGAAGAACGTCTGACGTTATGGGTAACACCGAACTAGGTATAATAGAAGCTAATTGAGACTGCTGGTAAAAATAATCGAATACTCCTGATTCATCCTTATATTGAGGTGATATTTCAAAAACAGGATTAAAATTAGAGGAATCTTCATTTATTTGCGTAACGGGTGGAGATAATTGCAAATCTTGTAGATTTACCATGGTGGATCCACTTGCTGTCAAATCAAACAGATTATAGAAAAAACGATACCAGACGACAGATACTCTTCCATTGTCTTCAATAATAGGAATGATTGGGGATGGTATTTTAGTAGTGTCAAGCATCAGTTTCTTCTGCGCTCAACATTGCTCCTGTTATTTCAATTTTTACAGGATCAGTTCCAGACACTTCATATACTCTATCTCTTATTTTTTCTGTCATTCCTAGACGTCTCCAGATTACTCGGGTTCCGTATTTACCTATTTTACCCATTGGTCTCCATTTTTCATTGGACCAAGTGTATCCAGAATCATCTGAAAAACGCATTATAACTTGAGGATTTTGACCTTGACCTAAAGTGGATCCTACCCCGGATGTGCAATCAAGTTGTAAACTATGTTGGGCAGTTCTTTTTAGTTTATTTACGTCGGTTCCTAATGCTCTCCATGATCTTAACCATTTTTGAGTTTCACCATTGTCAGAGTAAGTATTTAAATCTAAAGAATAAAGGTTTCCATTTTGATAATCTCCTACAATAATTTTATTACCGAATACCATTTGACAATTACTTCGATGTCGTGTGAAATTCCCATTCTGAAATCCTGCTCGTTCGTGCCACGAATTGGTTGATACATCGTAACACCACGTCGCATTATCATTTGGAAAACTAATAACGTAAAAAGAGTGACCATCTTGTTGATAAGGATAAGCTATAGCACTACTTAAATCACTATATTGCTGAATTTGCCACTCAATGGCATGTGTGGATACTCTTTGAGCAGAATACCCATTAATGCGATAAATAGTACCCACTCCGCTAAGATCACATCCAAGCCAGAAGATACTATTGTCTAATTGCACAATTGAGTATGTGGCCAAGCATCCTATTTGGTTAACTGCACCTTGAATCCGAGTGAATGGAAAATCTATCGCCCCTGAGTTGTACCAAAATTCAGTAGACTTACTACCAAAAAGAATTAATTCTTGACGGTTTACACATGATCCGGTCAAATTATCAGGTATGGCTTCCGCACTAGCAAATTCAAGAGGATCGACTTGTAATCCGTTAAGTAGTTGAGTAATTCCTACTTTTTGACTATCGGGTATGGTATACACAAAATAACCGTCTAAATAATCTACAGTCACAGCACCTTGGAAATCAGGGTCTATAATTTGAGAAAATTCATCTGTCAGTCGGTTATAAATAAAACTTGGACCATTGCATGCAATGAATAATTGAGTTCCGTTGTCAGTCATACTTACTTGTCCTGTGTTATCAGCAACGGTTCCTTTAATTGAAGCGGTATAAGTCATATCCTCTAAGCTATATAACTTACTCCCTGATACAACATAAGCTTTGTCGCCAAATCCTGACCATAACCCTCGAATAGGACCTTCTCCTACAGTAGTTAAAAATTTTAATCCTGGACATCGATTTAAGAATGCGGGTGTTTTTCCACCTTCAGGAACTATTTCAGGAAAAAGGTTGACCATTCGGTTATTTGCAGCATGAATACTCCGAGTAACATAACTAGATCCTAAAATAGGAGATGATATCATTGCAATCCAGTGTAAATGTTATAGCCCCATCGAGTTGAGACTAACGAACGGGGGAAAAATAAAACATCGTCTGGGTTATTTATTTTTTTAAGGGTGTTTAAACTTTTAGCTGCAATTTTAGAAACTGTTTTACTAGGTTCTACACCAAATTCTGAGGATATCTCACAAGCTAAGTTAAATCGAGCGGCTCTAAGATAACCAGGAGGGAAAAATAACTGGGTGCCAATTTCAGCAGCCCCTGATAATGGTTTTGTAGACACAAAATGCCATATTAGAGATTGTGTGGGTTTTGGGAATATATTGATTTCAATATCAGGGTAAGTCATATTTACGAATATAACTTGAGGAAGAGTCGATGTTGCACTTTTAAGAGTGATCGCATTGTATTGTTCTTGGTTTATAAAGCTGGGAGTGAATGATTGTTTCCCCCCAGCATTTGTATAATAAGTTGAAAAGTCTAGTAAAGTTGGTCTTTCCCCAACAAAATCGCCCGTTGGTCCTAACGTTTGACGAATTTCACCAACGGGCCATGTGAATACTTGATCTTGGGTGCAAAATACGGATAACCGATCTGCACTCCAAGATTCAAACATTTGATTTAAAGCAAGTAAACAATCTTGCGAAGTGGCTGCTGAGGGTTCTTCATCTTCCGCAAGTTGTCCAATTAACCGCAAGCAACCGTTGATTAAATCACCTGCTGTGACTATCACTTACGAATCGCTTTACCAGGTTTAGAGGATTCTTTCATGAAACTGGGAACTTCAGGTTCTTCACCTAAATTACCAGGTTTAGAGGATTCTTTCATGAAACTGGGAACTTCAGGTTCTTCACCTAGATCTTCAGTTTTTTCAAGAACAGATGTTTCCACTTTTGAAGCTTCTCTTTCACATGGGCGATATTCTTCCCACCCATTAGCTTTATCATGAGATACTTCTTTAGAAGATACCGCCACTTTTGCTCCATAGATCGCATGTCGAAGATATACATTCATTTGGTTTCCCCTAGATCCTCGGGAGTGGATACTTGATCAACTTCTTCAATTTTCAATAAAAGAGTTTTGTATAGAGAAATTCCCGTCTGAACTTGAACAATAAAAGTGTTTGCTTTTTGTAGTTCTGAATTCATGTGCTCTAATTCTTTTTCTAAATACTCTTTACTTATTTCACTCATCGGTGGGTCCCTTCTAAGGTTGATCGGAAACCATAATATAATATGGAGTGCCGTCCGCTGCAACCATTTTAATAACATGAGTCACTGCTGCTGCCGACTTGGCCCTAAAAATAGTGTTAGATGCGGGGTTTGGCATATTCAATAAGTTTGGGATTTTAACAGTATTGGTATCCGTTACTCTTAAAAATGAGGTAATCGCTGGGACAGTTACCCCACTTGCGATATCCGAATCTAATTGAATGGCTGCTAAAGTTCCACCAGGAGTTGTTCCACTTGCTGCACCTAATGTGGCACGTAAAGCATTTCCTGCACCAGATATAGAACCACCTGACAAAACAGACATAGAAATGTGTGCCCCATTGATTGTTCCACCATCGGCACAATTTGCTGAAACTGTAGAAAACGCTCTAAAAGTTTCACCGGATCCCCCAATCCCGGTGAAATTTAATTTAGTATAAAGTGCTCGGACATCCCCTGTTAAATTAGTGGCAGTTCCATATATTTGTGCAATATTTCCACTACTCGCACCAATAGGTAATAGTGATGTTCCGCCTTGGAATGTTTGAGTAAATGACAATCGTGTAGCCGCAACTACAGATTCTTCAATTTCACTATCTCGAATGTTTGATCCCTTAAGATCTTGATCTAAATACGCTACACCAATTGGTTTTTGGTTACCCATTATAATTCCTTAAGCTCTTCGAGTTAGAGTCCAAGCACCGACTCCTGTTTTTCTTGCACGGAATATACCGGAAGAAATGGTAGTGATAGCATTATTGGCGGCAATAGTTACATTACCTACAAGTGTCCATCCTGTGCCTGTCGCGATTGATGATGACTCAGCAGCTACTGTACTTTGATTGCATACCGCAAATTCAAAGAAACTCCCTATTTTAAAATTAGGAAAAGCTGTGTCCATCTCAGTACCTGTAGGTAACGTATAAACAGCTGCTGTCGCTCCACCTGGAATGACATTAAGTTGACCGGCGGTTATTTGGGCTACTGATAAAGTAGCCGTGACAGTAGCAGTAGCTGGATTATCTTGTACACTGGTGATAAGGGTTCCAAAACCCCCATTACCTAATTGATATGTTTCAACATTTGGTAAAGAACTTGACATTTATTATCTCCTTATTTTATCCGACGAGTCGTACAGCGACTTCAGGACGAATTGTAGCAAAACCGTACAATACATCAAGTCGGGTTGCCAATTGGTCATTGTTAACATCATATTGACGTAAAAGTCTCATACTTACCCCGTTATGAACTTGACGAGAGGCCATATCCACACCTTTAGGAAGAATTAAGTCTGCGGTTGCAAACGTAATTGCATCTTTATGATAGATGATATTTTGAGGGAAACTTAATCCACCTGCACCCACAAATGCAACTGCGGCGTTATTTTGAGGAAATGCATTAATAGTCGCCAACGCATGATCAGCTGTGTACATAGGGGGAGAAACTTCTACTGAGGTCCAAGCTCCACCTGATGCGGTACTAGTTGAAGTACACACAAATTGTTGCAAATCGCCCATAATTTCACGAGTTTGAGGGTTTACCATGTAAACATTATCAATTACAAACACGTCGCCTTTATTAATGGTTGCTGATCCAGTCCCGCCGTCTAAATTAATAGTGGTTGAACCTTGAGTGGTGACAGCACCATTTACTAAAATATTGTCACTTGTACTTCGGGTACCATTAGTATGATTTACAATAGATTGAGTCATATTGATTTCATCATAGCCTAAAATATCACTAGAAATGATACCTTTTTTGAATTGGCGTGCAATTACCTCAACTGGATTAAATAAACCTTTGGTTCCTTCAACAAGTTCGGTATTTGCAGCAGGGTTGATTGCGGCATATCGGGCATCCATTGGAGCAGCATACTCGTTCAATTTACGTTGAGCTTGAAGCAAAACCAATGATGTACCAGGAGTAGTTCCAGGGGTACCTACTGTATTGTAAATGGATTTATATACTGTGGCGATATCGGCATCGATTGATGCGGCAAGCTGACTAACTCGAGGTTTAATAATTAATTCAGCAAAATCATCTAATTCCATGGTTAATTCTGCACTAGTAAAAGTCAAACCAATATGAGCTTGTTCACTTACCGTGAGAGTGGTGAATTGTTGATTTTCTGCTTGTGCTTGTAAAGCAGCACCTTTAGTAACTAACGCTCGGTCAGGTAAACGAATACGTAAAGTAGTACCAATTTTTGCACCTGGGATTGCGTAAGAGTCATCATATGCTCTATTCACAGTTCTTCCGAATACCATTTGATTTTCTAGAATCATTAAAGCTTTTCTAGTAATCATATCTGGGGTTAAAATTCTATTTGTAGGCATGATCAATCCTTATTTATATTTAGATTTTGCTTTTTCAACCATCCTTTTTCTTTCTGCGTTAATCCAATCTGATGTACTCATACTGTCAACAGATCGTGGATCAGTTGTATCATACACAGCGCCTTTAGTGTTACCTGAGTTAATAGGAGAAATAGGGTCAGGAGCATTTGTGACTTTCTTCACAGGTGGTGAAGAAGCAAGTTTTACTTCTAATTTACCTATTTCTTTGATTTGTAAAAGTGGAGAAAGTTTTGATATTTTTTCCGCTTCACTGGAGTTTTTAGCTAAGTGATATGCAATATCAGGACCATTCTCCGATGTAATAATAGCGTCTATCATTACATCTGTTACTTTGAAATCAGAAGAGCCTACCACAGACTCAAAGTCAGGGTATTTTTCTCGCGCCAACTCAGTTTTATCGGCGTATGCATCATATACCTTTTGAGATTCTTGTTGAATCTCCCGCTCTTGAGCTATTTTTTCTGCTTTTTGAGTGGCTAAGGCATCAATATAGTCTTCATTTGTAGAGTAATGCTCAGGATTAAGTTGAGTATTTACATCAATTGTAGAATTAGGGCTAGAAGGTTGTCGACGTTGTAACTCTCGTTTTTGACGTGCCAATCTTTTTTCTAAAATTGAATCTAATTCTTGCTGGGTAAACTTTTTTTCTGGTTCTGGTTTAGATTCTTGATCAATTGGATCTTGAATCTCCGGTTGTATTTCTTCAGATTCAGGAGTTACCGTAACTTCCTGAGTCTGGGTAGGAGTTTCCTCCACCGTTTGGTCAATTAATTCCATTTGGAATCCTTCCTAGTGTTATGCGCTAGTACATTTTTCATTACTATACGAGTAGGAACCAACCACGTCAACTGAATTTTATTGAATGACGTGATATTTCCATTTGTATGCGGTTGCAGCTGTTAATGCAGTAGTCCCAGAAATAATGGCAAATGTCGTAGTTGTTTCCGTAACATATACCATCGTAACTCCACTTAGCAAAGCCGTAATAGCGTTTGCAGGTTGTAATTGAACAAAAGGAGAAGTACCGTAGGTTGTATTAAACGTAATAGTGGCGATTGTTGCGTTTGTGCCTGAGGGAGTTGTACCGGTTGTCACATTAACAATCCCAGCCATGTCTGTACTATTTGACCCAATAGACACCGTAGGTGTAGTCCCCGCTCCTGCTCCTGCGGCTATAGTAGGTGCCGCACTTGTCCCAGCCAATCTGTATGCCCCCATATCACCACCAACATCTAGATTATGAGAAATACCAGTAACTTTATTGACTCCAAAAAACATATTATTAGATACGTCCGCTGTAAATAATCCATTTGGGGTTAATGTTTCATTACCTGCGGTCCCACTTCCAGGGGGAACATATAAAACTAAAGAGTTTTCACCATAAGGGTTGCCGTTACCTCCCCATAATAGACAGCCACCTTTAATATCAGGATGCGAATTAACTGTTTTTACAACAACCGATGCTGAATTATCAATTTTTGTATTAATTCCCCACATAACATCTGAATTTGAGTTTACTGATAAATTAGCCCAAGTGCCTGCCCAACTTGACGCACTATTTCCAATATTATAAGTCAAATTATTGGAAGCGGTAGTTCCAAATAAACCAATATTATGTATTTTAAAAACACCATCTTTATCAATATTTAAAACTTCATTGGTAGCAGTTCCTGAGTTAAGAGATAGTGAAAATTTATTAGCATTATTAGATACTGAGCCATCTTTTTTAAATTCAAATCCTCCGGAATATTCAGGAGAACCACTCTGTGCATTATTTACATATGTTGCAAATAAAACATCATCGTCTGTTATACAATATGAATTAGAATTTATATATAAAGCAGCTCCTATTAAACTATTACCACCCGAAAGATAAACACTATTCCCAGCAGAACTGACTTGAAAAGTATTTTCTAGTGAAAAATTATCTAAAAAGTGTGGAGCCTGTTCAAGTATGACTTTACCAGATCCACTTGTGCCATTTGAAAGGTCTGAAGCTGATAATTGACTAACAGTAAATACACCCCCTAGTGTTTCTTGCTTAACCACTTGGGAAGTTCCTCCAGTGGATGATAAATCGGCACCCGTGCCTCCTTTATTAATAGATAAAATATTAACTAAATCATAAGCAGAATCTGCCGTCCCGTTTAGTCCACCTACAAATGCATTTGCCGTTAAAATATTATTTAATGGATCATATAATAATCCAGAATTTGTGTAAGGTTCACTAACAATTGCAGTACCACTATCAAGTGAAAATAAAAGATATGCTGATCCTGAAGGAGGGGTGAAAGTATACTGATTAACTTCAATGTTACGAGGGGTAACTGATGATGACCCATCGAATGACACCCCTCCAATATCTCGAGGGGTTTGCAATACTGTCGCACTTGCAGCATTGACATCAATACTTGAAGCGAGCTCTACTGCCGTACCAGATAATGTAAAATTAGAACTAAATGTGAAAAGGTCTGATATCGATACTTTTGAAGTAACACCACCTTGAACAATAGGAACTAGTTCTGACCCTGATACGGGAGTAGTAGCTGCCGGTAATTGAGAAATTTTTAAATTTGCCATGTGATTACTCCAAAAGGATTAAAAATCCGCTTTCCTGTAAAAGATTTCCTCCGTCTTCTTGTAAAAGATTACCTGTTAAGGTGGTTCCTTGCATATTGGACAGAAAAGTTATAACTCCACTTATTCCAAGTGATATTGCATTTTGAACATTAAAACTCATCGGATATTAGTGGGTTTTGCGTATACAGTACCCCCTTCCGTTAATTGAAGGGCGCTTACTCTCCATTTCCCAGATACATCTGCTGGAACTTTAAATGGAATAGGAGTAAAAGGTGGAATGGGGGTACTTGCCGAAGTGGCAACCGCGTCTTCTCCGATTTCAACATAACAAGAAGTAGTGGACCAAATTAATACACCTTCGGGACCTGCTGACCATCCACTTGTTGAACCTGCTGTTCCAGTATAAGCTACACTTTGAGCAGGAAATGTAGCATTCGCTGCCGGATTGAATAATTCCATGAAAATATCCTTAGATTGAACAATATTGTCATCATCCTACACTTGTTCAGGTACTCCTTCAACTGGTTCTTGAACTGAAGGTAATGCGGGCTCTTCAATATCCGTACTTCCACCAATATCTCCTGTTTCCATCATGCTATGAATTGTACCTATTACGATTTGCTGAATCTGGTCTTCATCTAATCCTGATTGAATTTGAGCCAATCTTTTTGTTTCAGCGTCATAAGCTTTTATTTTTAATTCTTGAGCTTCAAAAGACTGACTAATGTTGATAAGCATTTGCTGAGATTTTTGTACTTCTTCCCCAAGCATTTGAATTTGTTTTTGAGCAGCTTGTAGTTGAGGAGATTCATCTTCATCCGAAATTAAGGAAGGATCGATTGTTTTAGCAAAACGCTTTGCAATCTCTTGAGCACCTGGCCAATCCATATTCTTAATGAATAAATCACCTGCTACTGCCCATAATTCAGGATTACCTTGTAATAATTGAGCCATTGATTCAAGTGATTCTTGGCGTTTGGTTAAGTAACTCGGACCTGTCGTTACGCATACATCATATGTCCCCACTCCAGGATTATAAATTTTGTCAATGACGTTACCTTCCTCATCCAGTATCTTTTTAACAGGTTCTGGTTGATCAGGATTAATTTTAATCATGGATGATATTTTATCTTCCCCAATGATACGAGCGATACGTTCAGTATCGTAGATTTTAGGAACAAGATCGATAATCTGACGGGTTAAATATCTGACACCTCGTGCATAATTATCAACGTAATGATATGTACCAGTGTCAACTTGTCTTTCACGAGCGAGAATAGCTTTTCCCGATCGTTCATTTGATGTTTGACCTAAACTCGAATCATATTGCCCAGTTGCGGCCTTAATATCATCAGACGCACCTAATTTAGCTTGAATTAGACCTGTTTGTGCTAAAGGAGGTTGTGCGCGTTGAGGAAGAGGTAAAACCTGATTATTTGCATCTGTAACGTTTGCATTAACTTCAAGATAAGGATAGTTAACCGTGTTGGCTGTTTTCCATTGATTTTCGTATCCTTCAAATTGTCCACCATATCCGATAAAAGGGGCTTTTGGAGCTAATGCTAGCATCTCTGCTTCTTGACTCACCCAATAATTATACATTCTTTGAGGGTCTTTAGCATTGCGTACAATACCCGATATATATTTTCTACCTTGAATGAGAAACTCATTACCGATAATACGAACAATAGGAATATATTTTCCAGGCCATTCACCTTTTTCTAAAATTTCATACCCATTTATTTTACACCATTTAACTTTTTCAGTTCTAACTTGTCTTTGTCTGATGTGTGTACCAAACTGCATTAAATTTTGAAAATCTTCATCTGTTCCTTTAAAGCTAGTAGCGCCCCCTTCATACAGATTAAGAGTTTTCATTTCATAATCAACATAGAAGTATTCCGCAATTCGAATAAGATCTTTATTTACCCATCCTGATAATGTTTCATCTCCTACCCCTGCATCCTGAACACTGGAAATAGGGTCTGAGTCGGGCCATATTGATTTATATTCTTTAGGTGTCATTTCTTGAGTAATAAACGCCCATTTAGCATCTGATCCACAAGGATCTTGGATCATAGGATCCAGGTAGACACTAAAGCTATTTTGAATCCTCCCAATGAAAATATCTTGATTAAATGTTTTATCATCGCAGAATTTAGTAAGAAGACGAACATATCCTTCACCATGAGCAACTTGATTCCCACATGCTGTGTCATAAGCAACATCTGCGTCACTAATATACTCAATATGGCGAACCATACCATCTAAAATTTCTGCTACTTCAACATCGGCACCATCGTCGGCAGGAATAACTTTTCCAGAAGGTCTATTTTGACGTTGGTCATTGGTTATCTGGTTAACGTGTTGAGGAAGTTTGTTAATAGTTAAACAAGGTCGAGCGGAAATGTTTTGTCCGCCTTGTGCCGATCTTGTATTGAGTACATCGTCAGGCCATTGAAAACGATTATCCGATGAACCTGCCAAAAATCTCAAATCATCTACTTGATCTATACGTGTATTAGAATATGCCCCCAGGACTGTTTCAAATCTTTCCCTGGCTACGGATAATATTTCTTCTTCGGTATCTTTTTTAGGATTCTTCATGAAAGTATATTACGCGGACATCCAGGAAGTCGCAACTCCTTTTTCCGACATTGTAATTCGTTGGACTATTCTTGTTTCATGTTTAAGATGTGCCACATCAAATGCAAAAGTTAAAGTAAACGCATCCGCGGAATCTGGAGACGCAATTCCCTTACTTCTCATCTCTTCTTTACTTTCCACTAATACTGCCCCTTTCGAGTTAAATTTTTTCTTAGGTGCCAATAAGTCACGTTTTAAAACTTTATCGTTAGGGATACTACCTGTTTTTAGCCAAGTTTTACCCGCTGTCCAAATTTCCGCTCTTTTATTGGCTAATTGTGCCGGTTTTTTAGATTTCCAAGACGAGTTAACTGCTCGAACCACTTTATATCGTTGTTCATGGAGTCTATCGATTATGCCCACCCCGAGTCCTCCCTCGTCAATATTTACCATAGCTGGATTATATTCTCGGATAATGTCAATTACTCGACCTACGATACTCATGGTACCTTCTTTATATCGCAATATTTTTGTTATTTGTCTACCTTGTCTAAACACAATGGCGGTACTGTCTCTACCTTTACCACCGGAAGGGTCTACCCCTACGATCAATGGTGCTGTTTTATCTAGTTCAACTTTACGTTTACATGCTTCTTCGATATCAAAAGCCGACATGAATTGATCTTCTCCAATATCAGGAGGTAACCCGTAAACTTCAACTCGGGCTTCATCCGAGTCTTCACCGTACTCTTGCATAATTTCTTCATAAATACGTTTATCGGTATCTTCGACATCTCTGGCATCAATTGTATGTGTATTCCAAAATTCACTTTTGTTATTAAAACATTCGTGGAAGTATCCAGTATTGCGCCGAGGGTTAGAAAAGGCAAACCAATATCTATCGGGAATCTTTTCAGTAAAGTATCCTTTGGCTACCGCCCAAATCGAATCGGGGATACCCGAAGCTTCATCGAATATCAACATAACCCCGTCATGGTTGTGAACTCCCGCATACGAGTCGGGATTCTCTTCACTCCATAATTTACCTTCAGCACCCCAATACCGTGTTCCTTTTTTCAAATCCCGTTCCACTAAATCAGTTAACCATTTAGCGGGAACAAGACGAGTGGCGGAAATCTCCCACCAATGGGAATGGATACACATGATCGACCATTTGGTTAACTCACCCCATGTGACCGAACGTAACTGGTTTTCACTATTTGCGCTTACAATCACACTGGATCCAATTCGCGTGGTTAGCATCCATAAGATTAACCACGCGATCAAACAAGATTTACCAATCCCCCGCCCAGACCGAATGGCTTCTTTAATGACGTCGAAATCAATCTGACCTTTATTTACAAGAATGTGTGCTTTTATTTTACGAAGTATTTTAGTTTGCCATTTACGAGGTCCAGTTTTAAATTCCAAAGGGGTGTTTTTCTCACCCCATGGAAATGCGTATCGGACAAATAGTTCAGGATCATCTCGTAATACAGACGACCATAAATTAGTCATTAACGTTTGTTCCTCTTTAGCTGAGTAAATAGGTTTTTGCATTATGTGATTTCTTCATAGTCGGCATCAAGGATTTCATCATGCGATTTCGAGTGGTCAGAATGAGTGGATCCCTCGTTTAAATATGTAGGAATTTGTATTCTCTTTTGAGCATCTGCTAATGCAGTGGATATGCTGATTACACCAACCTCTACTTGTTTGGTTTCACCAAATCGTTTTTTATCCCATATTCCTATAAGGTGTTTACGGGTTTCAATTCGAAGTTTAGATCTAGCAATATCTTCCAATTCATTGTCTTCCCCATCTGCTATGGAAATCATCTCAGACGAAATAATTTCAGCGCCTATTGCTTGTGCCTCATAATATTGTTCTTTGCGACTAGACGAGCGAATAATCCACCGCATAAAGTCACCCTTATTGATATCCCGTACATCTTTTTCCAAAATAGCACTTAATGGAATACCCTGAGAAACTTTGTCTATGACAATCGGAAACATCAATTCAAATTGAAGTCGGGTTAATTCTAATTGTGTAGGAGTTGCCTTGATATTTGGGTCTTCGACGGTCAACCAATCAGGAAGAGGTGTTTCACGATTCATCTGATTTATCCATTGGTGATTTTCCAAAAATATAAAAAATTTTTCAGCGAAATCGCGGTTGTTCCGCCGATTTTTCACCATCTTCAGGGCCCTGTCCCCCCCCGGGCTCCGGGGTACTGATTATCACTGAACACGCGTCATGAAGCCACGTTTCCTATCCCTGATCATCAGTGCACCCACGATCCGTGAAAAGGGGAATAAACGCGGATCGTGGATTATGTGGGTCAGTGGAGGTTTTAACCATCCTCTGTCTCAACGTTATATAGAGTATCACGTATCATAGGTAGTGTCAATCACTTGTTGGACGAATATAGACAAAAACCAGTGAAAACCTTGATACGTGGTAAACACGTGGTACTAGTGGTAACTATACGTGGTAAAAATCACCCCAAATATCCACGAAAAACGTGAAAAAGTGAATGCGTGGTTCTGAAAAACGTGAATGCGTGGTGAGATTTGAGCGAAAAAGCAAATGCGTGGTGGCACGTGGTAACTCGACGTGGTTTTCTGGTACAACTTCATCCCATTTCTTAGATCTCAGATTTTAGTATTTTTAAATTCGACTTTTTTAATTTAAAAATCACGTTTCGGGGAAACGGGTACATTTTGTACCGCGTAACCACGTACCCCTAAAAAGAATAGGTTTGACAATAGTCACCAGTGGGTATATAATAGATATAGAGTTGAGACAGGGATGATCAAGACTCATCTATATAATAGAAAGGGAGAATTACTAATGATAAAAATAACAGGACCACATGAGTTTTCAGGCTGTCTAGGCTACTATGAAAAATGGAAAACAATAAAAACGATCGAATATAATCCAGATCAAGATGTGATTGAATTAGACTGGGGCTGGAGAACAACCTTTAGGGATATAAATTCCGAATCTAGGGAGCGCGTTTATTGGATAACGGTATCTCGTAAAATAGATAAGGAGTGGGTTGAGATTATGGACGAGTGGTTTTACTTTAAATCAGAGGCTAAATATTTCATGGCCTTACTGTCCCCTACTGAGTTTGTGAACGTCTCTAATTGTAGCCAGGAGACTTTGACTAGGTTAAATCGGGAATTCGCCAGAACCGGAAACGTTATAGGAATAAAATGCGTCAATGACGCGGTCAATGCCTATATTAAAATTGAGGAATACAATTCAAAAAAACAACTTGCAGGAGTAAATTAAATGAAAATCAGAAATAAATACGGCGAATTCTGTACAGCTAGAGAGTTTTGGGATGAGTTGACAAATGGGTCAGTAAAAATACTAGAATGCCCCTTTTATTATTGGTATTGGCATTCATACAATTACGCCGTAAAAGCCGATTTTGAAAGCGAAATAAATAAATTTAAAATACAACTCAGTATTTTATCTAATACTGCTATTGATGTAATTTATTCTCATGAATTGTCCGACTCTAAAATACAAATAAACCCGAATTATACAATATCTGTTTTACGACCAGAAACCTGGTTAGACGATATAAATAATACTATTGAGGAGCAAATGCAACGGTATAAAAAACATATTATAAATGTTTCTGAGTACAATAAATCGGTGGAACTTTTATCAACTATCACAGAAATTGAGGAGAATTAAATGCATAGCTTAGATCGCGCAATAAAAGTTCATATTGATGAAATAAGGCCAGGGGATGTTATTTTTCATAACGGTGATTTTCGGACCGTAACTAAAGGCAGCATAAAAAATTGCTTATTTATGGGGAAAACGTTATTTGGGGATAACTATAGATCTGGGACAAAGGCAGTCACAAAGTGGACACCCCCGATTTGGTTCAATGGTAAACTTTTAAATACGTAATTCACAATGAGACCGAAAGTTAAACACGAAAGGGATTTAAATGATACTTATACACTATTCACCGTGTTACCTGCCAGACGGAGAATATTATTTACAACTAGGGTTAACGGAACAAGACGCAAAATTTCGAAGTAATGATTTTAAAAACATACCATATAACTACCCAGAACCCACAATTATTAAAACTGAAAAAATTGATGGGGTTATAGTTTTAGAGGTCATGCAATCCGACTATTCTCACGATAGAAATAGTCTTTTTAATGACTCTAAAAAGATGAACAGGGCCATGACTAAAAAAATATTGCACCCTAAAATGGCTCTCTGGACGGTCTCAGCATTAAAGACTCACCTCCTAGATGGAGGGGAGGCAATTATTGAAGGGGAAAACTCAAAACCTGTATGGGTAAAATCGGTCAAAGAATTCGAAGAAAACGCATGTATACGCTAGACGAATTAAGGGAGATTAACTAATGAGATCATATTGTGAAATAGAGGGTAATTAAATGAGCATGCGAATGACCGAATTCACTTACATTGATAAGCGTATTTTTAAATGTTCAATGGGTTTAAATATGTGCCAATGTGAACACTGCCAAAAAAAATTATACTTCGATTTTAAAGAGGTTTTCTTGGGATTATTTGATCAGTTTTTATGCTATCGTTGCAAAGAAAATGAAATTTGGAATTTCGAAATACCAAAAGAATGGATTAATTAAATGACATCCCGAACCCCGCTAGAGTTTATTACAGACGCCATGTCTGACAAATCAATTCACCGCCTCTTAATAGAAAGTCTTGCAGTTCTAACTGAAGATCAGCAGCTTGTTGTCGCGAAGCGGATTGGATATGTGAAGCCGCTAATTTGTGATGCTTGCAAGCAATCGATAAAAATTCCTAGCCCCGACCCCGATGATTTCTCATTTGACCCTGAGGAGTTTGATAATGACGAGCTTAGAGATTTACTTGAAGCGGATTCTTCGGAGCTTATCACATATGATGATGATTTACACACGTTTATTTTAAGGGGGTACTAATGGACAAAGATACCACGTTCAACCTGATCCGGTTATACAATAAATCACCTGAAACTTATTTTAAGTTTGCTGGTGAACGTTCGAATTATGAAATTATGGAGGTATTAGAATGGATAGTGAACAATTGAAAAAGGAAGTAGAGGAAAAACTTAGGCTATTACAACTTTTCGAAAATTCGATATTCAAGGGATTGGCTACACCTATGAATGAGTCGCTCATACTCTTTTATTTGCTTACCTACCACACCAAATGTTGTGCGTGTATATGTAAAACCTTGGGTATACCATTTACGTATCATCTTAATAGTGAGGACAATGAACAATGAAGAAACTATATTTATTTCCCGGATGCTCACCTTACATAGGTGGAGCGGAAACTTTGTTTCATTCTATCGCTGAACGACTAAAACACGAATTCGATATTCACGTGCTGCTTCAACCTGGAGCGTGTGAAAACCTATTCGAATTACAACCGGTTACAGGTGTAACACTGCACAACTTATCAACTGAATATCGTTTCAAATGTTACGATAACGGGGTTCTACTATGTGGTGGCGCATCAATTGGGCAAATCCCTAACCTAATTTACCCCTCTCAAACTAAATTAGTCGTATGGCCGCTTCATACACTTGAATTGTTTATGTCATTTACCCCATTCGTGCATTACATTTCCACACGATTCGGGTATACGTTTTTACGAAAATACGTGAATTGGATGGCTGAGGGTTCCACGATAAAAAGTATCCTCAATAATCTGAATGAAAAAAATGGTCTGATCTTCATGGACTATAATACTCTCGCGTGTTCTGAGTACGTTTTGGGGATATCCGGTAAAGTGGTGCCTTTGATGGTTGACTTTAAAGATCAAATTCGCGAGAAAAAAACTAATGAGGTACCTAGAATCGCGTGGGTGGGTCGTCTAGACTCGTTTAAAATTCACATTTTAGAATATATCATCCGCGACATGTCTAAAAGAAAAAACACGAGTTTTCACATAATCGGTAGTGGTAAAGCTGAAAAAAGAATCCGTGCTTTAGCCAACCGGTTGAACTTCAATATCACATTTCACGGATTCGTAGAACCAAGTAAACTACCCGACCTTATACAAACAATGGATGTCGTCTTTGCAATGGGAACGAGTGCACTCCAAGCCGGCCATCTAGGCGTAGCCACGGTACTGGTCGACTATTCAGAAAAGAGGATAAAAGAAGACAGTTATCAGTTTTCATGGTTATGCGATCAAGTGGTTATCGGAGTTGGTCAAGATATTAATATGCCGTATTTTAGAAGATCTACCTCTTTGAGGGGAAGTGATGATTTTAAAACAATCGGGAGTCAATGTCATGATTATGTGGAGAAATATCATGGGGAATCAGCTAATAAGAAGTTGATTGAGGCACTTCATACTAGCACGGCTCCTTTATCCCTAGTTCATGAGATTAAGTTTATTAAACCAATTCAGAAAACGTTGTATATAAGACTATCCAAGATTAGGGATAAGATCCTTAAAATGCGTAGTCAATATTCATACTCGTTTTTTGAAAAAGTAATTGACTATTTTTATCCAGTGGTGATATAGTTAATTCACATAATTAAAGTATTCGAATAAAGGAAAGTCATGAAAATAAATATTAATTTCGTTGCTCTATTGGCCGTCATTGCTTCCGTTTTAGTGTTAACATTTGCACTTTGGTACTACCGAATCGAAGAGGAAATTGAAATTCCAGAATCCACAGTAGATATGTACTACAGAACCTCCACGGATCGTTACCCTGGGAGGCTTACAACCCCTACTGAGGTAAACCCATGACCTGGTGGCTTGTCGTATCCATAATCTTAAATGCTTGGTTATTCATAACCGCGATTCAGTACCAGAAAGCATACTGTGATTCCATACGTGCACACCATGAAGTTGAAAAATCATTTCGTGAGAAGTGCCGACAACTAGAAACAAAATGATACCCATTTAAAACTTTGTGAGATTCTTATGAGAGAACTAAATAAATGAAAACTGTTATTTTTAAAAATTATGAAGAATTTTTAAACCGGAAGGAAAGAGAGGTCAACGGGGTTAGCCCTGAATTCGCACAACAATTTCCAGAATTTGAAAAAAATAATGATACAAATAAGGCATGCTGGAATTGCCGTGGTTGCCGTGGTTGCCGTGGTTGCCGTGGTTGCCGTGATTGCTGGGATTGCTGGGATTTCTGGGATTGCCGTGGTTGCCGTGGTTGCCGTGATTGTAGTGATTGTAGTGATTGTAGTGATTGCAGTGATTGCTGGAATTGCCGTGGTTGCAGTGGTTGCAGTGATTGCAGTGATTGTAGTGATTGCAGTGATTGCTGGAATTGTAGTGATTGTAGTGATTGTAGTGATTGCCGTGGTTGCTGTGGTTGCTGGAATTGCCGTGGTATTGACAAAGAGCGATTATATATACCAAAAATAGAAAATATTCATCAAAAAGTGTATGAATCGGCCTCTAAGCCTGGGTCGCTTAATATGAGCAAGTGGCATACCTGCGATACAACACATTGTCGAGCAGGTTGGGTGACTACCATTGCAGGAGATCAAGGAAAAAAATTAGAGGATTATTATGGTCCCATATTGGCGGCGGTAAAAATATATAAAGTCAGCTCATCAATTGAAGTTAAATGGGCGTTGCGTTTTTTCGAAAGCAACAAAACTGCCATGGCTGATATGAAAAGATGCGCTGAATTAGAAAGGAAACAAAATGAAATCCAAAATTAGACATCAACCCATGACGATTTCATCTTAGAGGTATAACGATGCCATTAAAATATAAATCAAAAATCACCGATCCCGTTCAAACCGTTGTAGATATGATAAACACGATAGGTCGAGTTTCTACCGCAAAACACTATTCCACATATCCGACACACGTTGATGCTTTCCTATACCGAAATGGTGCCACAAAGCGTCGATTCTGGGAATGGGATGGTAAAACAAAACCAAATATGGTGGCCAAATGTATTGCCGCGTATTGCGATGAAAATGGACTATCTAGAGCCGACGAGTACTTCCACCGGTGGGACGGGTACTGTGCGTATATACTAAAAAGTTCTGGATATAAGTTTAAAATAAAATGGACAGTAAAAAAGGAGGTTCCTGATAATGTCTAAAGAAATATCAAGTGACCCCGTCAACCAACCAGCTCATTATACAGAGGGCGGTATAGAGACTATCGATATAATACGATCAAAACTATCTCGTGATGAGTTTAATGGGTTCCTAAAAGGGAACGTATTAAAGTATGGCACTCGTTCGGGTAAGAAGAACGATGAGAAACAAGATTTAGAAAAAGCTAGATGGTATTTAGATATATTGATAGGAGAGTAATAATGATCAAATTTAGAGGGTTTAGAGTAGATGCATGGGGTTGGGTTCAGGGATTTCTAGTTAGAGATGAAGGTAAATTTTGTATACAGACAGAAGTAATAAACCGTATTTTTCACAGGTTTGAAGTACACCCCGAATCCCTAGCCATAGCCGATACCAATTTAAAGGACAAAAGCGGCAGAGTTATCTTCGCCTCGTTTGAGTATGAAGAAGGTAAGATGTCTAGAGGGGGAGATATTTTTGCAGGATACTACCCATGGGAGGTTTATGAATTCAAATTTGGAAAATATTTTGTAGAGGCAGATACTATGCATAGCTCCAATGAGATAGGTCACGGATTTCATCTTGGGCATAGCTATGCGACGTTTACATATCGTAAAAATAGTTTTACGTTAAAAGGAGACGCATACAACTATCCCAAATTATTAGAGGAGAAATTATGAAAATATTTGATCCCAAAATTACGCCTGGGCCGTGGAAAATACAAGATTATATTGCGGCAATATCCGCCATCCCCGCAATGACGCAAGTCATAAAAGTAGCTAGAAAAGTAGATTGGTTTGTTCAACCAGAAAAGGGAGACATTAAAAGTATAGAAGTTCTTAATGAATTAGGTAATGCTTTGTACGAACTAGACCAACTACATGGAAAGGAAGTAGATAAATGAAAGAGAAAATAATCAATGAATCTATTATCGAAGGCGATTTAATTTTTGATGGTAAGTTAATTTTTAAATGCGATTGTGAAATTATCGGTAATTTAAAATGTGATGAAATATATTCAGAATATTCATTGAAAGTTATTCTTAACCAGGACGTTCGCGGGTACCAGTACGTTGGCGGGAACCAGGACGTTGGCGGGAACCAGGACGTTCGCGGGAACCAGGACGTTGGCGGGAACCAGGACGTTCGCGGGAACCAGGACGTTCGCGGGTACCAGTACGTTGGCGGGCTCCAGTACGTTGGCGGGAGCCAGTACGTTGGCGGGAACCAGGACGTTGGCGGGAACCAGGACGTTCGCGGGAGCCAGGACGTTTGCGGGAGCCAGGACGTTCGCGGGAGCCAGGACGTTCGCGGGTACCGTTATTTTTCATTTGGTTCCAAATATAAATTTGGTGTTCTTGGAGATGTAGTAAAAATAGGATGTAAAGAAAAAACTGTTTCTGAATGGGAAGAATTTTTTACTACTAAACAGAAAATAGAATTAGAACCTGATTCACCCGCCTATAGGCGACTTCATATGGGATTTAATGCCTGTAAGGCTTTGATGGGATGGCATGATGTTTATAGGAAACCGGAGGTTAAACAATGAATCAATACGAAAAAGATGAAATACATTTAAAAAGAAAACGAGATGCAATTTCAAGTATTGTATACTCTCACCTACTGGTAGATCCAGGTTTTTTACCAGTGCTAACACAGGTTACTACTACCGGTATAAATGATGCTTTTAAAAAAGCTAAAAGACAGGCGTCAGAGTATGAAACCGCTCTCAATATTATTCATAGATCAAGATCAAGTGGGTTAAAATCTAAAGAATATAGATTTGGCCTAGGTATTATTAAAAAATGGTATGACGCTGGACTAAGTTTTATTGATTGGAAATTTCCAGACGATATAGAATCTGCTGAAACCAATCCGGCTTATAAGTGGGGGGATTAAATATGATTGATTTTGGTGAAATAATTTTATTATGGAAGATGATTATATGTTGTATTTTATTTTTTATACTCCCCATTATTTCTATTATATTAATAATATTAAAATTAGGGGGGGAATTTAAATGAATCAGAACCCACAACGACCATGTGCCTGCGAAGGGCTTCCTCACGATTGTGGAATGTGTGAGCCTAAAGCCCCAGAAACCGTCTATTTAAACCCCTCAGTGTTTTCTGTAGATCTACTGGGGGCCGACCTTTCTAAGAGGCAGTATGCAGAGGATATTGAGTACGTTCGTAAAGACCTAGTCCGTACCTGGCGACCGATTGAGGAAGTCAAAATATTTAAAAAAAAAAGGCAAGGAAGTGCTAATTAAAATTAAATACGGTAACACCATTGATATTAACTTGGTTCATTGGGTAGGTGCGGAAATACAATGCTGGGAAGATAGGTGCGGGCATAGGTTCTCGGAAAAAAGTGAGAAATTTAAAATAATCGAATTTATGGAGATCCGGAGGGGCCAAGAACATGAATTATATGCCAGATAATATCTATGCCAGCTCATTAACTAAAAATGGGGGTCTTTGGGCACCAGAAAGTATTTTTAGAGCACAGGAGAAGTATACCCGCCATGACCTAGTCCCGACTTGGCGTCCTATTGATGACATCCCTATTAATAAATTAGTCCCATTTATTTTAAGATCTCGTAGGAAAGACGGTGAATTTGAATATATAGTCCATTGGGGCCCTATCTTCTCTAGACCAATATGGATGAAATATAAAGGAGAGACATTTACTTTCACCCACTTCATGGAGATACCGGAGGGACCGAAGTGACATGTACATTTGGAGTATTTTCAGCGGTATCTAAAAAGTTTTGCTTTGGTATCCGGGAATCATCAAAAGAGAAGGCAATGGATAAACTGATTCAAAAAGTAGGTTATTGGAATTCTCGAAAATATAGATGGATTATTAAGCCTATACCTAAAAAGGAGGCACCGAAGTGAATAATAAACGAATAAAAGTTTACCGCGCTAGTCAGAACCATTTAGTAAAAGAAGGAATGATAGTTAATTTTTACATCTCTAAATTCTGTCGACCTGATCACGTAAAGCAAAAAGGCAAAGGTCACAAATTTATAAAAAATAAATTCTTACTAAGAATAGATTACCTCACGATTACAGCAGAAACCAACATGACATTTAAACGTTTTGGTCGTGATAATTATCGATGTGAATATATAGAGGAAGACGGAGCATCAAACTTTCAGGTTGAATTTTTTGAGATTATGGAGGTTTCTAAGTGAAGCGAATTAAACTAAAATTCATGGTAGACCCTGAATGGCTGAAAGAGCATACCTATATTGAAGATCCCGTTAGGGTTAAAATAGTTGACCCTGAGGCTATATTTTTAACCGGTATACTAGGTGAGTCCGGTCGTGAAATGTGCCTGGCGGGATTCCCCTTTATATTTGAAAGGAAATTAGCCGAAAATTTAATAAATAAGTGGATAGCTGAAAAGATAGAGGAGGAACCCACATGAACCCATATAAGATATTAGGCGTATCCAGAGAAACATGCACCGACGAAGAAGTGAAAAAGGCATACAGGAATAAAGCTAAGCTTCTCCATCCTGACCAAGGAGGAGACCCTCAGGAGTTTCAAGAGTTGAAAGCTGCATATGAGCTTATTAAATCTAAGACAAAACGGGATTCTTTTGAGTCAGGTGAAACAGATACTATTCGAGTTGAAGCCCTTAATCTCATTGGTGCATTATTCAACGAACTGCTTTACAAGTCGTTTGACAGATATATGAAAACATCTTTTCTCGTAGAAATCGAACTTAGACTTAAAGAAGGACTTGATCAGATAAGTAAAGAACTACAGGAAATTCGCACAAAATCTAGAAGTTTAAATGACAGATTGGGTGTTGTTTTCTTGAAACCTGGTAAACAAGAGCGGGCTTTATTTGATGAGGTCATTGAACATAATTTGAAGCAACTCGGATATGAGAAAAAGAAACTAAAATCTGTGAAAAAGGTTCATATCACCGCACTTCGAATATTGCGAAATTTCGAGGAAAGTTCCGATTGGGATGATGTAGAACCTCAGGCTCTCTTGATGGCCCGTGACTCCAGTGATTTTAGGAAAATCTTATATAGTATTGATTGACAAATAAAACTCCAGAGGGTAACATAAACACATGAATAAACTTAGTAAAATACTACAGGATCAACTAGATTCACATGATGCATTAGTACAGGCATCTTTGAAACTACATGCTGTCCTTATTGACTCAAATGTAGCCTCTTCAGAACGATTATTAAATTTCCAGAAATGGGAACACACTTTAATGGAATCAGTATAAATTTTAAATTCGTTATTAAATGAAACCACACGTCCTGTTAAAAAGAAAGAAAAGAAAAATGACTTACCAACTATCTCTTTTTCTAAGTGATTCCCGTGAATTGACTCAAATATTCACGTAT